TCAGGTCTTCTCTATGCTTATGGCTTTATATGTATGGTATGAGGGTGTAGATCTTGGTGAACGTTATGGTATTAGAAAATCTACCATTAAGACTGATGAAGATATAGATGAATCATTAGATTATTATAGTGATGAGTCTGGAGTAGAGATAGTAAGTCATTTTGTTACTGATGAAGCTTCAGTAAATCAAGAAATTAATGCTGATCTTAATGCTGCGATAAATGCTGCTGGACCAACTATAAAAGAATATATAGATAGAGTTCTAGAGCAAGAGAGACAGAAGTTTAATGAGTTTGCATTAACCCCGTTAGGATCTAAAGCATATAGAGAAGCATATAATCTTCCACCAAATGCTAGAATAGAAGATTATGTTGGTGAACAGAATGCTCATTCTGATATTCCATATAGCGTATTTGATAATTTCTATAAAGAGAATACATCAATATCAAATCCATATGATGATGGTAGTGAAATATATGATCAGATTGGTGCTGTGCCAGCAGATGTTGCTATGACAATGAATGATGGAGATTATAATTATTACGAGCATTTTAACTTTTAGACCATATATAAGGGAAGCCTTAATTGGCTTCCCTAATATTTTATTTAATATGCGTAGTAATACACAATATTAAGATTTAATATATTTTAACCTAAAGGAGGGTTTTGCCATGATTAGTAACATGGAGGCTTATAATATCAATAATGAATATGAATTGCTTGAAGCAATCAGACATTTCGATTCTGATTATATCTTTTCTGTCATTAATGATAAGATTAATAATATAAACTATCTAGGAGTCTTAGAAGATCCTAACATGGTTGATGCCATAGAGCAGAATTTTAAGATCATGCAAGATACTTATACTGGAGATACTCAGAATATTAAGATTATTAGAGAACAGTTGTATCTTCAGATTATAGATCTTCTCTGTTCTAGATTCAATCTTCAGTATAATACTGTAGATCCTAATATTGATCTATATACTGCAGCTAAATATCTATATGAATTCTTGGTTTGTAATAGATCTACAATGATTATTCAGTTCTTTACTACAGCAATAATCAATTATAAAGAGTTTATATATAACTCTATTAATTCTTCTATATCTCGTAGAGATAAGAATGCTTCTACTTCATATGCTAAGACTGTATATGATGATGAGAAGTATATCCTCATAGCATCTAATGTAAGTATGGCTACTAACTATATCTATAGCATGGATATTAAGTTATCAGATATCTTTGCTACAGTATACAAAGATCCAAATGTAGTACAGTTCTTAGATAATGCGTTTGCTGATAGGGGTAGTTTCTTTAGAGATGTATATTGGTATGATATTACTAACCCAGAGAGTGGACCAATGCTTATATCTAATATTAAGATGGCATTACATTCTATGGTTAATAGTAATAATACTACCATAGAAGATTATATAAATAAATAATTTGGAGGATAAAGATGGATAATAATATTATATCTATTGAGCATGAATTATACAAAAAGAAACCAGAGGTTCTTGTTAATGCAGAAAAGGCAGCTGAAGAGGAGATGAATTCTAATCCATCTCTGTCTATAATAGAGTCTATAGATGAATCTAAAGAAGATTATTTAGAATCTCTATCACCATATGGATTATCTAATGATGATACATTAAAACTCTATAAAGCAATATCTGAATATAAAGATACCACTAAAGTATCTGGATTATATTCTAAATTACCAAAGAAGATTCAAGAGTTAGCAAATGGATTTGCTCATGTTGGTGGAATGAGAATTTCTAAAGATGATGCTGCTGGGATATTATTAGATCAGTTTATTAATGATGCTAAACTGAATAATACTCTTGAGTCTTATACTAATGATATGAATACTACTATCAGTAATATGAGTACAGAGTATGATGATATCTTTACAGCTGCTACAGAAGAGATATTTAATCGTATTGGTGAGTTTGATGTTAGTGATCCTGAGAAGGCTGAAAAGCTTAGAGAGATTAAGAAAGCATTTGAATACTCTAGAGATTATCTATTATTAACAAATAGTGTTATAGAGGGAGATCTTCCAAAGAAGTATATAATTAAGAAGTATCTTAATATGTACATCTCTAGAGTATATATGTTTAATAAGACAATGAATGAGAAAGAAGGGGTTAAATTCCCTGATATATCTGAGATGATTCAGATAGTTCATGATGTTGCTGCAAGAAGAGATGAGCATTTCAGTGATGATGTTCTTAAGATCTTTGCAGTAATTATTATAGACGAGATAATGAGATTAGATCTTGATGGTGAGAAGAATGTAAGTAATCTGGCTTATGCTTATAAACTTATAAATAATATCTACACTCTTAAGTTTATAGGTAACTATAGTGATTCTCAGAATGATATTATTGATAGTATCATTAAATCCTTAAGAGGAATTGAAACTAAAATCAAATAATTTTAAGGAGGTTGGTAATATGGAAGGTCCTTACTTAACAAGAACTAATTATCAATATGGTCAGACTTTCTTTGATCAAGAAGTTCCACATTATAATTCAACTAGACATCATACTCTAGCTGGGAATAGTAGTGGTACTGTAGAGATAGGTTTTACAGATGAATCTACATTAGCAGATTCTAATCCACCATATAATGTACCATCAGTACAACAGATTAACACCATAATGGTTAAATCTCTTAAGATACATATCCATGGAGATACACCTAACCAAGATAGAGCTTATACATTAACCCCTGGTGAGAGATATGCTATCATATATGTATCAGAATCTGGAGTATGTGTAGCTGATGGTTATTTAGAAACATTTGGTGCTTCTATACCAGATAAGTGTGATAAGTATATTGGTGTTACTGATACATCTGTATCTGAAGCATATCTAGTTATGGATTGTTCTACCAGAGGTAAGGCTGATAGGAGAAGAATCTATATAGCTTCTATAAGAGATATTAACCCATTAGATATTGATGAAGAATATAAGAAACCAGAAGTTCCATCAGATGTAAGAGAGCATTCCATATTAGAGAAACTTCAGACTCTTGTTAAAGAGATTGAAGCTGGAGATATTGGTATTGCTTATAAAGATCTAGAAGATAGAATAGATCTTTTAAGTAGAGATGTTAGAGGAATGAAAGAAGTAGTAGATACAATTTTAGTGATTAAACAAGAACCTTAAGTATTTATAATAGCCCTCTAGGGATCTTCCCTAGAGGGAATAATTTTGCTGACTTTTATATAATACTTTATTATATAAGGAGGTGTAAAGGAGTATGTTCTATAAAGAAGAAAAGAATAAGCTTATATTCAATGATGATGGAGAGTGTATATATTTTGTACCAGAGAATTATTTTGAAACAAATATAGCTGAAGTATTTGGTGATACTATATCTCTTCTTGGTATATTTGATTATGCTGTATATGATAAGAATGGTAAGATTATCAAACAGGGTTTATTTAAACTCCCTACAGTATTTGAGTGTAAACCATCTTCTGTTACTAAAGAAACTCTTACTCTTAAGGGTTATGATGCTGAGACTAAGTATAGAGCATTACACTTCATCAGGGGTGATGAATTAATGTGTTCATTAGATTTAGTTATGTCTGTAGATAATGCAGAGAAGTTTACTACTATGCTTATGAGATCTAAACTACCAGAGTCTATACCATATGATGAGTTACAGAATCTTATTCAAGCAAATGCAGATATGAATGATCTTAATTATAAGATATCTCCTCAGCTATATGGGATATTAATATCTGTACTCTGTAGAGATCCTAAAGATATGACTAGATCATTTAGACTATCTGGAGATAAGAATATGACTAATTATAAATCTATCTCTATCCTCAAAGTACCTAAGTATGTATCACCATATACTGCTATTACTTCAGAGAATGCAGATGAGTCTATTGCTGCAGCTATGACGGTTAAACCTACTGCTACTTCACCATTAGAGAAAGCTATGATGAACTAGTATTTGGCGTATACCCTCATAAAACATATCATTAAAGCTTCAATAGCTTAGATTATTTTAAAATAATTTAATCAAAAAAATACTTAAGGAGGTAAGTTATGAAAGGTTATCCTAAGTTTAGGGCCGTCATAGAAGATCAGTCTATGATCAGAGAGTTAGAAGTTATTAAGAATGACGGTCCAAAAGCCCTTTTTATGGTGCCATATACATCAGATAAGGGTAGAGAGGGTTGGAGAACAATTAATAAGTTTGAAGACTTAACTAAAGTTATCGGACCTATTTCATTTGTAAGACATGGACAGGAACTGCTCACATTAGCAGAGATTCTTCGTAATGGAGGTTCTGTACTTTGTAATCGTATGGTATCTTCAGATGCTACTCTTGCTAACGTTACAGTTAGAGCTCGTGTTATTAAAGCAGATAATGTAAGTAATGTTTATATTTACACAAAGTCTGAAGAGAATGCTAAAGATTTTGAATCTGTTAGAGAAGCTGCTCTTAAACATGTAGAACTTAATGATGGTGTTCCTGGAAGTAGTGGAACAGATGATACTGATAATATTGACGTAGCATTGTTCTCTGTTGCTGCAGCTGGTAGAGGTGAGAGTTCTCTTACATTCAAGATTGTTCCTGAGTATAATCTCTCTAGAACAAATTTTGAATATGCATTGTATTCTTTTGAAGTATATGATGGTGTTAATCTCTTAGATAATATCTCATTTACAATGAATCCTAATGTAATCGTTAATGGTATTTCTCAGGCTATGAATCCAAAGCTTAAGACTTCTGAACAGATTCAGGTTAAGTTCTATGATGATGAAGTTTATAAGCTGGTTGAAACTCTTGGAGTTACAGCTCTCTCTGGAGGTGCTAAAGTAGATACTACTGCTCTTCTTAATTATGACTTCTTATATGGTTATAATAATAAGGGTAAGGCTACAATATCTGGTATTAACTACATTGGAGAAGCTAAAGATGATGTAGATACTAACCCTAATGGATGGACAGCTAAGAAGCCTACAGATCTTACAGATAAAACCATTAATCTTTCAGCAGGATTTGGTGTTAAACTTGAGGGTGGTTCTTATGGTACAATGGGTTCAGCTCCTATTGATAAGCCTGATGAATATAAGAAGCTTCTTCTTGATGTATTCGGTAAGACTACTGGAGCATTATATGATCCTGTAATCTATGATGGTGATGCTTATAAGCTTGACTTCATTGTAGATTGTAATTGGCCTGATGATGTAAAGAAGCAGGTTATTAATGTAGTAGATGCTCGTGGTGATTGTGACTACTTTGCAGATATGGGTACTAAGTTTAATACTGTTGATGCTATACTTGGGTACTTCCAGAATATTCCATTTTCAATTAGTACTTCATGGTATCATAACTTCTTCAAGGTATATGATCCATATACAAGAAGAGAGATAACTGTAACTATGCCTTACTTACTTGCTACTAAGCTTTGTAACTTATATGCAGCTGGAGCTACTACAACTCCTTTAGCTGGTGTAAGCAATGGTATGTCATTCCCTGAGATTATTGAAGGCACAATTAATTTTATACCTCATACAGTTCCAGGACTTGATCAGAAGCAGATGCTTGTAGATCGTAATATCAATTATCTTAACCTCTATGATGGAGTTCCAGTGCTTGATGCTGAATTTACTAACAATGAAACATTCTCACAGCTTAGTTTTGTAAATAACGTTGTTGGTATTCATGAAGTTATTAAAGCACTTAGAACTACTTGCCCTAGAACAAGATTTACTCTTGTTAGTGGTGGAGACCTTCAGATATATCTTGATGCATGCCAGAATGTTATCGAGAAATATAAGAATAAGTATGAGTTACTCGAGATTAAGTATATGGCTGATGAGAAGTACGAGGTTAATAAAGTATTCTATGCAACTCTTGTAGTTAAATGCAAAGAATTCTTCCAGGAAGAGTACTTCAAAGTAATTGCCATCAATTAAGGAAAGGAGGTTAGGATATAATGGCACAGAATACATTACACAGCTACAAGGAAAAAAGTCTTGATTCTATAAACAACCTTGGGCCTAATGACTACCAGGGTAATATGTTTAGATATAGTAAGAAAGGTAAAGATCTCACTGGATATAGACTTATGAGAGGTGTACCAGACTTTGGTTCTCTTGTACAGTTTACTCCATATGAGACTGGATATGCTGCATTCATTATCTGCCAGATGCCAGAGTTTATCAATAAGCTTGTTTCAATTGATCCTGGTAACTATGGTACTCTTGTAAGTACATGGAAGCAGATTATAGAGTTTGAGTTTAAGTCTTTTGATGGTCTTCAGGATATTTCTGTTGAAACCATGACACTTGGTGATGATCTTAACAACATCAACGTTATCAATAAGGTTAATATGCAGAGTGCTTCTGAATTCACTCTTTCTTATGAAGAGAAGACTGGTACTCCATTAACTAAGTTTGCTAGACTCTATCTTACTGGTATTAAAGATCCAAGAACTCAGGTTAAGACTTATCATGGTCTTATTCATAATGGTGTTCTTGCTGATGGTTTTGAGAATGAGGTATTCTCATTCCTCTTCATCAATACTGATAGTACCATGATGAATGTAGAGGCTGCTTATCTTATCGTTGCTGCTCAGCTTAACTCTGCAGATACAGACATGTATAACTATACTAAGGGTGATATCAATAAGCGTGACGTTCAGGTTAAGTTTAATGGTTTCCCAATTCAGTCTACAGAGATTGATAATGCTGCTCAGAAGCTTATAAGACATCTTCTTAGTTCTGATGCTGGTAATAAGCAGATTATCGTTAACAGTATGAATTATAACTATACTGGTACTGATAAGCTTCTTCGTACAATGAAAGATCAGGGTATGTCAGAAGCTCAGACTAAAGGAATATTCAATACAGGATATAAGCATAACTAAAAAGATATCCCACTACCCTAATTGGGTAGTGGGTGTTTTATTTCTATTCACCTTGTTCCATATTATCTGGATTTGATATAAGAGATCTAACGTTATTCTGTTTAGCTTTATTTATAAGCTGTTCCATTACATCCATCTTCATATATGATCCTAAGTTATATATCTTAAGCTCTTTAATAAACTCTGCTTTAAGATTCTCATCAGGTTCATTAGCCATAAGCATATTACCAATATTCTCACAATAATCATTTGTATTTACTATAAGCTGATTGGTGTTAGTTACATTGATGAATAATGGTGGTGGGAGTATAAGGTTTAATCTATCACTAGATAGATATTCCATATCATATATTGCTGTGAGGAAGTCTCCCATCTGTTTCTGGAATCTAGACTGTCTAGCATAAACAAATCTTAAGAACTTAGAACTACTCATGGTTAATTGAATAGCATAGTCTGGAGATTGTCTACTCTGTATAGTCTCTATAGGAATACCTATTATATTTATAGCAGATTCTTCAAGCATATTCATAAGTTCTGTCTTAATCTCTATCTGCTGTCCTGGCATTACTTCAAACTCTACTGGAGATTGACCATCACTTCCTCTAGGAATAATATAATCATTAAATCTTCCAGTAATATTTAATACTGAATTAATACTCTCTACTTGACGTATACCAAAATTAGATTTCTTAATCTCATTAATAGTCTTAAGCAATGTCTTAGCTATATTAGCTTCAACAGATTGCTTTACATAATAAACTCTCTTATCATTACCTCTAATCATTATTGCTAAACAATTAGTGATATATATAGCAACCCATAACTTTGCTGGTATTAATGATAATGCTAAATCAGATATCCCTCTACCAGTGGATTCATCTAATTTAAAATAGAAGTGTTCAATATCTTCTGGAGGTACATATGATACATTAATACCTGCACCACCATTAGTAATAGAATTAGAGAACTCTTCATTATATTTTAAGATATGATATATCTCTTCTTTAAGATCTTGATTAGTATTAACGAAATCTGCATTGATCTTCTCTGCAATATTACTTGCAATTGTCTTAACTAACTCTTCTCTTCTAGTCATCCATTCTAAGTCTGTTGTATTTCTATTAACACTACTCATTGTACCAAGAGTATTAGCCATGAGATTAGATGTACCTCTTACATTAGAATTACCATATACATCAACTTTAGTATCTACTTCAAATACATAATATCCGAGACAAACCTTATTGATTGTAATTGGTAATACTTTATCTCTATCTAGCTTTTTAATCAATGCTCCGTTCATTTTCTTAATACTAGCACTACTACCCCCCTTGGACCTATCTGTAAAGCCGTCATTTGTTAATTCGACCTCGCTAGGAAGAGGCATATCGCTACTTAGAGTGCTGTCAAAATTTCTATGCTTCGGTAATTTACCATTTTCAATATCTATTTCAGTACTATCAATGAATGATGATGGATTAAGATCAGATTCATTTAATGGTTTACGATTACTATCTATATAAGATTCATTCATAAATGATTCTGTAATAGATTGCTCTTTTATTATCTTCTTTTTATCTCTTATATATTTCTCATTATTTATTATAGAAGATATTAATCCAGATTCCATATTTATATGAAAATCTATAACACCATCTTTCTCTTCAGAATATCCATCAATTTTAATCTTATCTGTTAATCCACCAGATTCAATTATGATAGCATTCTCTTTATTACTCTTGAACCCTATAACTGGCATCTTATTCTTATTATTTATAAGCTTCTGAATAGCCTTATCATATGGGACTCTATATATGAAAGACTCACCATATTTTGAGGTATCATCATATATCTCAGTTGTAAGCTCAAGAAGATCATATTCATCTTTCATCTGTTCTATATTTCTAGAGAACTGAATCTTATCAGAATCAGATATACCAAACTTAGATTCAAGATTTAAATAATCTTTAGAGAAACTATCAGATGATAATACATTATCTCTGATTGTAAGTAATGCCTCTTGTAGTTTAGGCATATACTTAATTACAGTATCAATTTCAATATCTAATTCTTTAACCCATCTAGTATCCATATAAGATGCTGTTAAATTATTGATGAAATCATTATCACCAAATATCTTTTCTATCTCATCTACAGAAGACTTATCACTCTGAGTATACATAAGCCTCTCATATAATCTAGAAATATTTGGTTCACCAGAATTATCCATGTTTATATCCATTATCTGTTTAATAGATGCAGACATGTCTTTTCTTATAGCATTCAATTGCTGCTTATCATCCATATCTGTATAGAAAGTATTCCTATACAGACTACGAACGTTATCTTGAACTCTTGAAGCAAGATTCATGAAGATATTACCTCTTCTGGGTTTCTGTTGCTTCTGTAATTCATCTTTGTTATCATCTGCCATATTACATCCCTCCTTAGATGGTGTTATCGTTTATTTTCATGTTTCGGGATTTTAAGATATGGCACATAAACATTCACGAATTGTTTTGATTTCTTTATAACAAATTTAGCATAGAATAACTCCCATCCCGTATAAATGGACAAATATAATTTATCAGGCTTATTTAATGGAAGCAATCCATAATATAGAATCATATAATAATCGTGATGAATGTATGTATAAATCCCATCATCTTTCTTCATTGAATACAGAGCAGATAATTTAGAAGTCATATCTTCTGATTCAACTGCTGGTGATATATTATTCATCATCATAATCTGATCATAAATATACATCATTCTCTGAGTATGATAGTAATTGAATTCAATATTCAATATATCACCAATATTATTTCTAATTGGTACAATACCAGACTGGATATCTATAAGATCAAATCCAGTCTCGGTAGTCAATCCCTTAATGAATGCAGATAATTCTGTCTTATTAAATATAAGAACTTTATCTACACAAAAAGATATCTTATTCATATCTAATACATACTCACATACATGAGCTGTAAGAGCAGATATTCCATATGCTCTATCTCTAAATACAATGAGGTCTTGCTTTATAAGCTTAGCAACCTCATTGATGTAAAACAAATCACTGGTAGTGATATACATTATGCAGCACACCCCCATTTCGGCATAACATGAGCAACTCTACACATTTCTCTCTTATAAGAATTATCATCAACAATTGCACACATTGGTTTCTTAATCTGATTATTCACATAATGGGTCATGAACCTCTTTCCAGATACTACATCATAATTTCTTAATCCTCTTAATGGATTCTGTATTGTTCTGAAGTATTCAATAATATCATAATACATCTGCATATATCCAGCAAGATGTAAATATCTCTCACAGAATGTAATATAATCACCACTAACCATATCCTCCATAAACCATACTGTTCTATGGAAGTATCTATTATTAAATCTATTCTCTCTTGAATCAAATGGCTCTGGGAATATTACTCTACCATACTGAGTATTTGGAGCCATATTATTCTCATCAATAATACTTGGATACAGAGCAGTATAATCGAAGTCATCAAGATTATTACAAACATTAATCGGAATATCATTAATTCTCATCTTGATCTTATCACTAACCTTTTTAGGATCAGCAACAAATGCTCCTGGGAATCCTACTTTAACGTTATTCTTATTAACGTTATTACCCATAACAAATCCCATCTTACTAAATGACGTTATTCCCTTATTAAAGAGATATACTGTCTGTCTATGTATCTTTGCATATCTTGTAGATACTGCTAATGATTTACCAAATACAAAACTAATATCTCCTACCTTACGTTCAATACATAACTGAACAATTGTATCCATAACGTTATAGAATATAAAAGTCTTAAAATCTGCATATGGTAATTCTTTAATACTCTTACAAATATGCTTCCATTCTAACTTTCTTACTCCTGCAATTATAGAACCAATAAAATCGAGAGTATATCTTGTAATATTACCTTTCTTTTGACCCTTACGTCTAGATGCAAACGTAATCAACTGATCGAGATATACTGTATAACAAGATATGTGACCATAATCACCTCTCTCTTCAAACTTATCAGCTCTCTTATCTACATAATACCAGCATTCTTTCACTGGGAAATCTTTATGACAAACCATATTTACTGGATCATATCCTAACACTTGAATTCTTGCCAATAAATACGGTAAATCGAATGCGATATTCCATGCTAATGCAAAATCTGGTTTGGTAAAATTAATATATCCAAAGAAGTTATTAATTAATGCAATCTCTTCTCTAAAGAATATAATCTTATAATCATATTCATTTAAACCAAACCTAATCTCTTCTTTATATCCACCAACTTTCTCTTTAACAAACTCTTTTAATTCTTTTTCATGATTCTCTTTCATGAATTTATCTATCAATGGATTATCTTCATTGATTAATACATATACAACTACTTTCTTATTCACATCATCTATTATAGATAATGCATTTACTGGACACTCACCTGGCTCTGGGAAATCTCCTCTAGCATATGTACCATCTACCTCAATATCGAAGAATAACATCCCTGGTTCACACTGTTCATTCTTATAAGTCTCACCAAACTTAAATCTATAATAATCTTCTATATGCATATCTGCATTAAATATTGATGGTATTTTAATTAATCCATCATTTGCTTTATAATTACCATTTCTAATATTATCATAAAATCTATCAAGATTACCAGTCTTCTCTGCTATATCTTTTAATACCTCACGATATTTACACGTTACTGGGAAACAATCTTCTTTTGAAATGAATAGTCTATTATATGGAACTCTACAATCATCATTTGCAATATAATATGTATACTCTGGTTCATCTATATGATGAAGATGTTTCTCTCCTGTATCTAGATCTTTAAATATTATATCAATAGAATCCTTACCATACTTGCCAGTCTCTGGATTCTTTGTTGGTTTATGATATATAGTATTTAATACTGTAATATTAGCCCCCGCTTCATATCCTGGAATTCTAAACATATCTCTATACCTCCGTATTTCTATAGCTTATCGTTATCATTATGTATCCTGGGCTTTAAAACAATATAATAAATGCATATGCCTGTACTGCGTTTCTAGTATATCTTGACCCCCTTCTTCGTGAGATATATTAGTAATATGGAAAATAACCTAACAGATACACACAACAAAATGGGCCAAAAAGCCAATAACAAACCTCACTTGCTTAATGACTTGAACTTTGATCGAGACATAAATAAAACTCCTATAAAAATACCTTTATTAATCAATCAATACCATCCCCAGTGCTACAGGCGGCACTGGGGGGCTTTTTTGCACAAATGACACCTTAATAAACTAATATATATTTTTATTATTATCTCAAGGAGGATAAAGAAATGAGTGAAACTAAGACGTTTAATATTAAATCATTTATCAAAGGTGATAAAGAATGTAAAGATCATAGCATATCTGCACATCCTGACGTATTACCAGCTATAAGTGAACCAGCAGCACCTAAGAGTAGTAGAAAGAAGTCTGTTAAAGTGAATAATGTAAAAGATGGTAGTACTGAAGTATCTACTTCTGTAGTTACTCCATTAGCTCCTACAACATCATTATCTTATATTCAAGAGAATATACCATATGCTTCAGCATATACAGATACAATGGGTCAATTAGATGAATCTATTGGGCAGCTTAATGTATTAGGTGCTGAATTAGTAGGAGATCTACATGCTATAAGAGAGAAGAATAAGTGTATTAATGATGCTAACCATCTTGAACTTTCAAGAATGAAAGAATTAAAGAGTACTATGAATGAGCAGGATGATAATGCTAGAATTGCTAGTTTATATGATGCATTTGTTAATATGCCTATGGGTGGAGGTCCTAATGTATTAGGCCCATCTATGCAGGATATGATGATATCTTCAGGATCTAATCTTCCTAGAATGGCTCTAGGTGGAATGGATGATCAGGCTATGTGGGAAGCTAATCTTAATCCTGCTGAGAATAGAATGCTTCTTGAAGCTAAGGGTGCTATAGATACTGTAGTGGTATATGATAATGCTACAGGTAATAGATATTATGACGTAATAGATAAAGCTACAGGTCAGTCTGTTCCTAACGTTGATAAACCATCAGATAATACTCTATATGAATTAGATATTAATATCCGTGGTGGATTCGCTAAAGATCAGAATAGAAACGTAACATATCCGCTCATAGTATTAAATGCAGATAAACCAGATATGTCAGAGTTTTAAAAAACAAGAAGAAGTCCTTCTTCATCTTGATGAAA